GGCACACTAGATCCGGCAGCCCCGTAGCCTGCCCACCACGTCACGCTCACGGCGTTGTCATCCATCAAGTGCGGCGGCCACGTTTGGCCATACAGCGTCTTCACCGCTCCAGGTGTGCTGTTGCGGTCCACTCGGTAGCTGGCCGTGGAGTAGGTAGCCGTGGTGCCGTTCTCGTATGTGAACGTCAGGGCAACCGCCGTCGTGGTTCCAGCGGTCGCAATCGGCGGCCGTGGCAACTCGATGTCGTGGGTGCCATCTGGCGGGAACGAATCAAACCGCATCACCCACTGAGTATTTACCAGCGTGCGGTCTAGGTACTGCTCGCACCACTCACGGCCGGCAGTGATGAGCGTGCCGATGTAGGTGTCATCGTCGCTCGTATCAACCCGCAGGTGGGCCTTCGCCTCGGCTACGGTAACGGGCTCAACGGCTGGCCCGGTCTGGCGTGTCAGGCTTCGGTACTGCACGGCGTCGGCTCCTCTTCGGCGTGGCGTCTGCGGTTTCTACGTCGTGCTCGATAGCAGCCGTTTCAATCAGCGACGGCTGGTTGTCTTCGACGGCCACCCGCTGGGCGAGCAGCTGCGTGGTGATGCCGCCAGGAAGCTCAGCCGTCTGGCCCTTGCGGTATCCACGCCACGCTCGGGTGAACTTAATCTTCGGCATTAGGGCACGCTCCATGCAGATTCGGGACGTTTCCCGGTGTTCGTGAACTCGGTAGTCCACTGAAAAACAGGGCCGGCGAGTTGCTTCCCTGGCCACGTCACGACGTACTCGCCGTGGCCTAACACGACACGGGGAGAGACGAAGACGCGGTTTCCGCTGTCTCGCCAGTTCCGCCAGTAAAAAATGTCTGGGTCGGTTCTGCCGTCAGACCACCCTCCGCTTGGATCTGGCTTGCTCCAGAACCATGGCTTCTTCGCACGCTTGAGTGCGGCCGTGCTGATGACGGTGCAGCCAAAGTGTGCGGTGTCCACTTCTTGCACAGGCTCGGCAAACCACGACGTAGGCACCGCCGTGTGTCCTTCGTCTGGCGGATCGTCCAGCGTGCCCTTCAGCGTGAGCATCGGACGGCCGTCTTCTCGTTTGGTCTGCAGCCCCGTGATGGCGTCACATTGAAACGTCATCGCCATGGCGAAGAGCGTTTCTACGTCCTCCTTGGTGAAGAACGTGTCATAGTCAATCGCTAGCAGGTACTCGGCTTTGTCGATGAACTGTTCCATCACCCTGGTGTTTACTTGATCCCAGAACGCACCAGTGCCCATCGTGGGGCGAATGCCGAGCGGCATGAGTGCCTGAGCCCATGCGAAGTGATTGGCCGTAAACGACAGCCTAGGCATCGACAGGATGGCTTCGACTCGGATGTCGACTTCGGTGCCACCTACCTTGACCAGCATGCGTGCCTCAAAAAAGAGAGCGGGCGGCCCCGTCGTGGAAGCCGCCCGCTCAAGATTGCACACCCGTCAAGCCGTCAGGCTCACGCACCCACAAGGCCGATCATCGGGCCGGCCACGGTGTCGGTGCCCAGGTTCGCGTGCGTGATGGCGACGCGAGCCACTGCCCGAATCACGGTCTGGTCGCTCAGGAAGTTCACCTGATCGCTGCTGGCGATCTCGATGGCCTGGCGGATGCCGTAGTAGGAGCTGTTCGCCATGTTCCCGTAAAGGGCCATGATCGCACCCGTCGAGTCCGCACCGGCCGGCAGGCGGTCGGTGAGGACCACTTCCGAGCCGAGGAACGTCGGACCCATGCCCTGCGACAGACCAACCGACCCGCCCTGAGCGAGGTCAAGGTTCTGCATGCACGACGCGAAGAAGAACGGCGAGCAGAACCACTTGGCACCAGCACGCGAGTGCTGCGGAACCCTGGCCATCATGGCCAGCAAGTTGGCCTTGGTCACCTCGTCGGGCGTGTCGCCGGCAGCCGTCACGAGCGAGGCGGCGTAGGTGGCAGCAGACGCCGCCAGCAGGCCACCCGTGTAGGTCGTGACGAGCCCAGCAACCGCTGGAGCGTTGCTCGGGTTGCCGCTCCACGCAGCCTCTTCCACGGCGTTGGAGAGCGTCAAAGCCAGTTCAGCCGCAATCCAGTCAGCGATCGACACAATTGAGTCGGAGAGCAACTCCGAAGCAATCGTCACGGCCCCTGTGACCTTTTTGGCCGTCAGGGTGACCTGATTGGAAGTCGGGTCGCTGGCAGTGATGGCAGCGTTCTCAGAAACCCAATAAGCGGTGGAACCCGCGGTTCTGCGAGGAAAGAGAAGCACGTCGCTCGGCATCACCACGTTGGTGGCGTTCTGAGCAAAGGCCGAATACTGATCCACCAGTCGGATCACGGTCGAGGAGAGCACATCAGGCACGAAAGCCGCACCAGTGGTGCTGCCGGTCGAGCCCTGGGCACGAGCCTCAACACCGTGGTCTTGGCACCACCGCTTGGCGTCGGCGTCGCCGCCCTTCGCCTTGAACCACATGCCCACCGAGTAGGCGTCCTTGGCGTTCTCAAACGCACGGAGCCGGCCCGAGAACGGAACCGCTTCGATGCGGACCTTCTCGCTTCGCTCTTCCTTCACCTCGGGAGCGGGCGAGCAACGCTCGACCACGCTGCGGAGATTCTTCGCCGACTCGACCACCTTCTTCTCGAAGTCGATCTTGGCGGTCAGTTCGTCGGCACGCTTGTTGAGGTCGATGAGCTCGACATCACGGGCGGTCGTGTCTTCGGCCTCGACAGCACGCACGGCGTCGATCCGGTTGGCGAGGGAAACGGCCTCGTCCTGAAGCTTCTTGAGGTTGTCCACTGTGTAATATCTCCGCCGGCGGTATTGCCGATGGAGTCCACAGTGCCACTAGCGTGCCGTCCTCTTGCAGAACCGCACTTCCGAATGTGTTGTTTTTACAAACGCCACAGCACGAGCCCCGCAGCGTGGGCAACGCAAATACTGCTGACGCTCGTCACCACACGGGCGAGATGAGCGGCACCGCAACTTCTCGCCGCAGGTGCAGCGGGCTTCAGACATTGCGGAGCCTCAGTGCCCACGCAGCAGCTGCGTCACGCACCAGCGAACGCACGGCACGCTTCACCTCGGGCTCGGCATCAGCGTCCGACTCAACGGCGGCAGCCTGGGCGGCTAGCCACGCCTCATACGAACGCTGGGCCACCACCGCAGACGTAGCACTGCCGTAGGCTGGCACGTTCACCGGGCCAACCTCGTACAGGCCGGAAGCCTCAACCACTTCACGGATGGCCTTGCCGCCTTCGTCGGTGGTGAACCGCTCGCCCTTCTGGCTCACGGTGAATGCAAACGAACTGCCACGCAGGTTCCGAGAACGCACCAAGGCGAGAACGTCACGGCCAGCCGAGGTGTCTGGCGGCTCCACCACGTACGAAATGCCACGGTCATCGGCGATGATTTCCAGCGTGCCGGCCGACTCACGGCCTAGCAGCATGTCGCTGTTGTGGTTGTAGTAGCTCAGAATCTCGCCCTTGCCACGCTGGCGGCTGAGCACCTTGTCGAAGGCACCGGGCAGGATTCGCTCACGAAACCCGCCGAGATCCAGCGACAGCCGGTTGTACGGCACCGCCAAACCACGGATTGCCTCGCGCCCGCTGGCACGAGTCTCAATCGCAAGCTCGCACTCGGGTGCCTCGTCCACGGTCAGGTAGCGGCGTTCAAGTTCCATCGGTCTGCTCCTGTTCTTCTGCCTGGTCCTCAGCGTCATCCTCGGGGCTGTCCTCGCTCTCGACGGCTGGGGGCTCGGGCATTGGCTCCGCAGCCGGCGGCTCTTCGCCCACCTTGTCGAGCGTCGTCATGTTGAGTTGCACGAAGTGCTTGTCACCTTCCGGCCCGATTGGGTTGAGGTTCTCAAGCTCTCGGATCTCGTTAATCGTCATCCAGCCGTTTTGCAGGGCCGAGACGAAATACGCTGAACGGCTGGCGTGGTCGCCACGCAGTAGGCCGCTGACGCTGTGCTCAGCGAAATACCGCTCATCGTCCACGATGAGGTCACGGGAGATGGCGGCTTCCCAACGCTTCAGGTGCGGCAGCAGGCAGTGCTGCACGAACTCGGTCCCCTGCACTTCGATATTTGAATACGTGCTGCGGTCCAGCTGCTGAATCAGATGAGGCGGCACATGGAAGATCCGGCAGCACTCGTACACGGCGAATGCCCGGCTCTCCAGCATCTGGGCAGCCTCGTTGCTGCTGCTCAGTTCTTTGGCGGTAACGCCTGCAGGGAGCACGGCTGTTCTGAAAGCCCGGTCGCTGCCTCTGTGCATCCGCTCCCAGCTGTCACGCAGACGCTCGGCAGCCTCTGTCGGAATGGGGTTGCTGCTCTCAAGGATCACGCCAGGACGTGCCCCGTTGCCAAAGTACGTGGCAGCGTGTGCCTCCAACGCCTGCGAAAGGCCAAGCACGTTCTGAAAAAGTTTGTATGTCGGAATCGCCTTGATGCCGTCCTCGGTCGTGAACCGCAGGCAGAAAATCTGCTCCTGGCTGTAGACCGTCTGCCGGCCATTCGGCTCACGGTAGATGTACCGCAGCGTGCCGTTCTCCAGCCGCTCCACTTCCATGCGGCTGCTGTGCAGCGGCCACAACTCCGAGACGGCACCTCGAGCACCGGGCCGGATCTCGGCGTAGCTCGCACCGTAGTGGAGGTACATGCCCGTCATCCAATCCCGAAACTCTTGAGCCGTCTGCCACGGGTTGGGCTGCTGGTGCAGGAGCCGATACACAGGGTGGCTTGTGGCCTTCTGCTTTCCGCCGTTGGCCATCCGCTCGTAGACGTGCAGCGGCAACGCCGAGACTGCGTCCGAAATCACCCGGATACAGGCCGTGTAGGCAGAGCACGCCATAGAGTTGTCGGCGTTGACACGAATGCCAGACGGCGTGCGAGACGGCGAAACCTCGGGCCAATCAATGCCCCGGAGGTCAATCATCTTGAAGTCGGCGGCGGCGTTTTCGCTCATAGAGTGATGATGTCCCAGTTGGTCGATGTGGAGGACGAGGTGGCGTGAACGCCTGCCGCCATCACCAGGGCGACGATCCCGTCAATCCGCTCGTGGCTCCGTTGCTTGCTTGGCTTTATGTTCTGACCGTCTGTCTGAATGGCCACGTTTCCGGCCTGCCACATCAGCACTTCGTGGCCACCGTGCAGCAGTTTGCCACTGACGATCCAAGCCTCAACCTGTTTTGCAGGCGCAGACATGGAGCCGTAGCCCTGTCCAAAACCTACAACTGGCAGCCCGTCCTCTTGCAGCAGTTGCGTCAGATGCGTCGAGTTCCACCTATCCACGGCGATCTGCCGGAAGCCGTACTTCTTCGCCAGGTCGTTGATGTCGGCACGCACCTGTGAATAGTCGGTGACGTTGCCCTGAGTGACATGCAACAAGCCCTTTCGCTGCCACACGTCGTACGGAACTTTGTCTCTTTTCACTCGCTGCTGCAGGTTCTCTTCCGGTATCCAGAAATGCGGCTCCGCCCAAAAGGTGCCATCGTCTAGCGGAAAGAGAATCACGAACGCCGTTGTGTCGAACGTCGTGGCAAGGTCGAGGCCGGCAAAGCACTCGCGGCCAGCTAGGTTGACGGGGCATGGCACGTTGCCCTTCGCCCAGTTATGCATGGCAATCCAGCGAGTATCCTGCTGGGTCCAGCAATTCAAATAGAGTTGCTTGAAAGTGTTTTCGTACGCGGGCATTTCAATCGCCCGCTGGCACTCGCTTCGCAGGAAGTCGAGCTTTACCGATACACCGAGATTCGGATTGGCAGCGGCCCATGTTCTTTCGTCCTGCCAATCGGCCGCAGGATCTGCACAGTAAATCGCCGGCAGGAACGTCTCGTCCTTGATGGCTCCCGTGCGGACAGCCTCGGCGTACTTCCACACCTCCCAGCAGACGCTCTTCTTGTCGTGGCCTGCGGTGGTCAGGGCCACCGTCAGCGGGTTGCGTCTCGCACCCTGGCCCGACAGCATCACCTCCCACATCTCCCGGTTGCTCACATGAAGCTCGTCGAAAATCACGGCGTGAGGCGAAAGCCCGTGCTGGATTCCAGCCTCCGCAGAAAGTGCTTTGTAGGTGGCGTGCGTGGACTCCCTCACGATGGCGTTTCGGTACACCTTGAGATGCTGCCGCAGCACCGGCGACTGCTCGACGGCGATCCTTGCGGTATCGAAGACCAGCCGTGCCTGATCTCTTGAGGCAGCACAGGAGTACACTTCGCAACCGGGCTCGTCCTCGAGCATGCACCTGAGTGCGATTCCTGCGGCTAACGTGCTTTTGCCATTTTTGCGAGGCAGTGCGAGGAGCGAAGTGCGTACCTTTCGCCGGCCACCTTCCTCGGCGAACAACGCCCGTAGGTAGTCACGCTGCCATGGCTGGAGCAGGAACGGCTTGCCACCGAGCTCGCCCTTGGCGTGCGTCAGGTGCTTCTCAAAGAACCGTACCGCCAGACACGACGAGCACGTATTGCACGGCTTCTCAGCCGAACATGAGCCGGTCTTCGTTGTCGCTCGACGTTGCTTGCTCAACGGCAGAGACTCTCGCCAAGGCAGATGCCGTCAGGCCAAACTGCTCTGCAAAACGCAGCATGTGCAGCCGGGCGTCTTTCTTCCGATACCAGGCCGGGTGATTCATCACCCTGCCCTTGTCGTCCATGAACGTCGCACCGTGCTGCTTCAGTTCAGACTCGGCCTTTACCATGTCAGCCAAGGCGTCGCAGTAGGCGGCCAGCGTGTGCTGATGCCGAAGGCTCATCACCTTGGACGCCTCAAGCATGGGCACGATCCGCTCCCACTCGGCTTTTCCAATGTCGCACAGGTAGGAAGGCGGCTCGGGAATGCCAGCGGGCGCGTCGATGCCGCTCTTATGCGGGCCTCTAACGCGAGCCCCTCGCAGCTTAAGTATCGGTTTAGGCGTTGGCTTTCGGCCCTTACCCATCACGCTATCCGCAAGAAGGCTGGAAACCGTGGAACACCGGCATCGGTCAACTGCTGAAACTTGAAGGTAAACACGGTGCCAACTCGTGGCGGCTTGCGTCGCAGCGAGTCCGTCAGCCCTGACGATACACGAAACACCGTGCCATCTTGCATCCGTGCCACCAGGGCACCGACGCCAGAACTGTTGCGGCCAGTACCTGGCTCGTGGCCAATGACCGTGGCCTCGGCGTCCTCAAACGTCTTCACCTTAAGGAGCGACGCAGACCGCTTCGGCTCATACGCACTGCCTGGCTCACGCAGCATCACGCCCTCGCCGCCGCCGTACACGATGTCAGACAGCATGGCCGTGAGATCATCACGGCTGCCGCACCGTCGCTGCTCGAGCACAAACGCCGGGCCGGTGCTGCCGGCGAGCACTTCACGGAGCAGCTGCTGCCGCTCCTCAAATCCACCGGATGCCTCGGGTGCGTCAAACACGGCGTAGCGAATCGGCTTCCACACCGCCTGGTCGATGCGTCGGTATGCACCGCTCACTTGCTGGAACGTGCCACGGCCAGCCCACAACTCGCCGTCGAGGCTTACGCCAACAGGAAGCGATGCCACGAACGACTCCGGGGCGTGGATCTCGCTGCCAGTGCGAGTGGTGAGTCGGTAACCGTTCCACAACGCACGCACGCCGTCGAGCTTTTCCGACATCCACCAGCCGCTGGGATCTGAACCGCTCCACGTCTTCGCAAGCATCACGGCCATGGCACGCACCTCCTGAGATGCCGAAACATACGCTCTACATCGGCACCGATTCAAGCCTTGGCCAGATGCTTTTTGAGCCTATTTTTCAGGCACGAAAACGCTGCGAGAGTGTGCAGAAAATAACCCATTGCCAGACGCATCAGCGTGCGTCTACGCATGCGTCAGAACGAGGTGGCTTCAACACTCGGCTGCGTCGCAGTCGGCCCACAGCGGCGACGCCACGCACTAGGGGACGCCAATTTCGGCCACGCCTACAGACCGAACCGCTGGTTTTCGTCAGGCTGGGGTCTGATGATCGCAGGTGCCCTCCCCAGGCTTACCAGTTCGCATTAGACGCCATCACGGTTGGTCTTGCGTGTGTGGCATCCATGGCACAGACACTGGCCTGCAGCAACGTCGTAGCGGCTCCTGCCATCCATGCACCTGTCGCTACCTTCCATGACAGGGGATATGTGGTCAGCGTGGGCTTGCCCCTTTTGTGAGCAGACCACCCCACAGGACTGACACTGCCACGCATCACGGGTGAGCACGGCCTGACGCCAGAGGCGGTGCTGCCGTGAGCAATAGCCACGGGCTGCCGCGTTGGGCCTGGTACTCTCGTCTCGCTGGGGGCGTGACGCACGCAGACGCAGCGGCCTGTGGCATGGGATACGTTGCGGCATTAGCTCTTCAGCATCACCACGCCAACCGTGCCTGTGCTGTTCGTGGTGGCCGAGACGATCTTGAGATACTCAACCCCGAACACTTCATCAGGCAGGGCATACGCTCGCCCGTCCGTGCTCGAGGCCGCAAGCGTGAGGTCAGCCACGCTGCCATCAGCCTTGTACAGGCGGCGGAACGTACCAGTAGGCGTGGTTCCTGCCCACATCTGGAGCGTGCTGGCGTTGGTGCTCATGGTGCCCAGCGTCACAACAGCACCAGCCACATCACGCATGTCGAGCGTGGTAGCCGATGCTGTGGCCGTGTGCAGCGTAATGTCGATGTCTCGGTTCTTGCGGCTCAGAATGTTGTCGGCCATGGGTAGCTCCTGTGCGGTCTAGGGTATGGGCTGGGGTGGTTACTCTTGCAGTGACTGCTGCACCGCATCTCGGTACTCGGCCTCGGTGATCTCTGCTGCGGCACCGCTGCCAATCATGTAGCCAAGCATCTGCTCGGCAGCAGGGTAGGCACAGAACTCGTCATTGACTGCCAGAACAATGCGGCCGGCTGCGTCCCGTGGAGCGACGGCGGCGGGGTCAATGCACGTCTGCGTCTTCGTCTCGGCGTTCGGGTGGCCCCATGCGGCATCCAGTGCAAGCCTTGCCTGCTCGTACACCTCGTCGCCAGCCTCGCAACGAAAGTATCTCATGCGACGGTGATCCCCCACTTTTTGCCAAGGCCACGCTCTGCCGTAGCGATCTCAGAATCCGATAGAGCCGCTTGGTAAGCCAGCAGCTCGGAAAGGTACTGCTGACTGGTCGTAGATTCTGGCACGCGGAACGCAGCAGTTGTCGTGGAATAGTTGCCTGACGCATTTGTTTTTGAAGCAATCGTCACGCCGTTTCTGCGGACTCGCATGGTTGCGCCATGACGCAACACAGTCAGCACCACTGGCGACGTAAAATCAGACGCTGACAAAGTTGCGCTCAATCTGCCGCCAGACGCATTGGCAACGTCCAGAAACATGGTTGCACCACCAAAAAACAAGGAAAGGAAAAACCTTCCGTTTGCTTGGCTGTCGCTACCAAATGTAATGTTCCCAGAGTTGGCAAGCGTGGGCATGTACCCCACATACATAATCGTTGTGATCGGGTTTGTCGTTGGCGTCAAAACATAGTCAGCAACTGTGGCAGTTGAAGTGAGCGTGTCGGTGCTGTCTATAAACAGCGTCGGCTTTCCGTTCGCGCCAGTCGCTTGATACGTCGGCTGGTTGTTCGCCGTGCCTTGCGTGGCATGAAACCCGTTGCCGCTCAGGTCGTTCACTTGCGAAACGGTGGAACCGTTGAATGTGAGCGATGACGTATTGGCAACGTCCAGCCACAGCTTCAGACCGCTAATGCTCTTCGGATTGAAGCCCGTGGCCCGTGGCCGCAGAAGTCGTGGACTCATCACCATGGCTCAGTTCTCCTGCGGCATGTCGCTGGCCCGTGGCTGCAGGGCATACAGCAGTCGTGTCTGCTCGCTCACGGCCTTACTGATCTCACGCTGCGTCTCGCTCAGGCTCTTCACGAACGAGCGATGCTCTTCAACCAAGGGCAGCAGCACGTCTTGGCGAAGCACCCAGCCGCAAGCAATGGCTACCAAAGTGGGAAATCCCCACCGCTCAATGATGCCATACATGGTTTCCTTCGCAGCGTCAGTCATTGCGGGCTTCCTTGGCAATCAGCCGCATCTGGCTGCGGTTCTCGCTCTTCTCCATCCACCACCGTACAAGAATCTTCACGATCTCTTGCACCAGTGCCGAGAAGATCAGCAGCGTAAAGAAGCCCATCTGCATGTCTGCTCGCACTGAGCGTTCAACCGTGCGGGTGTAGTACTTCGCCACCACGGCGGCCTCGGCATCGTCGCACTGCTCAAGCACCGGGATGGGCCAGCCGGCGACGGCTCGACGCACGACACGGTTAGCAATGCGTCGGCCGGCAACACGCTGGAGCGTGGGCAGCTGGCCCCAGACGTGCGATTCCAAGTCGGTGAGCGTCATCGCTTGCCGGTTCCTTTGCAGACGGGGCAAGTGATTTTGATCTTCCCGTCACCGATGAAGCCGTCCACGCAGTTGTCGCACTTGTCGCTCACCGGAGTGGGTGCGATCTCGTGCCGCAGCTGCGTCACCATGCGGGCTGTCTCGCAGGCCATGTCAGCGGATACGCCCTGGTCATCGGGTAGCGTGGCCACGCAGCCAATCAGCACGACAGCGAGGCAGATAAGAAATCTCACAGCACACCTCGGAGCCAGTTATCTGGGAGCGTGGACGGCTTGAACCCGCTGTATCCGGCGTAGACGTAGGAATCACGCCCTGAGAGCATGCGGTCGCACACGTCGGCGTCGATCCAGAAAGAACAGTTGCGGACGGCAGGCGGAATGTCGTGCGGGTAATGCTTGCCAACCGTGTTGGATTCGCCCCACGAGTTGGCACACAGCAGGCCTGGACGCTTGCCGCCACGAAGGCCAATCAGGCACATACAGTGCCACCAAACGCCACCGGCCTTGCAAAAGCCGTCATCGTCTCGGCTCATGCTGAAGCCCTGGCCGCTGCACACCACTACCGGGTAGCCGTTGCTGATCGCTGCGGCAGCCTCATTGAAGTTGGTGGCCAGCGTCGTTTCGCTGCACCGCCGCTCCTTAGCAAACGGCTCGAGCACGTTTGGCACGCCATTGCGTCCCCACTCACGGTCCCGCTGCTGCTTGCCTTCCTCGCGGATCACGGTGCCGCCGTAGTCAACGCCGTAGTGCAGCGAGCCGAAATCTCGGATGGCCTTGGCGGCATGGAATCCAGTGGACCCGTCACCGCCTTGGTTGCTTTTCTGCCCGCGAGCCTCTACGCGGGAAAAGCCATACAAACTGGCTTCGATTGTGCGGCCCTTCCATGCCTCGGGCTCTTTCCGCCAGTGAATGTCGCAGGCGGCGAGCACGTCCACTGCAAGGCTCGCGCCCCAGCCGACGCACGAGCCCACGTTGCCCTGAGAGCCACGCTTCCACTTGCTGTCACACGCCAGCAGAGCCGGGTACAGCATCACGTCTTGGTCTGCGGCCTTTAGGTCTGGGCCGGCAGTCGCAAGCGTGGGGTGCGGCAACGTCGCAACAAACGCTTCAGCACCTTCGGGATCGGGCAGGTAGCCCATGCCATGGTCGGCCATGCGTCACTCCTTGCCGACGCCGGCCCACGCTACGGCCTTCGCAAATGCGGTGTAGCGGCTTCTCACGTCCGCAGTGACTGCAACCACGTCCGTGCCAACAGCCTGACCGTAGGCGGCCTCCACGGCAGTCCTGAGCGGCTCATTGCTTCCTGGCTGGTGCTGCCCAATCCGACGCCAGGCGATGTCGATTGCCAGCGTGGTGAACATTCGCAGCGAGCGGGTATCAGTGAACGCCACTTCCGTAGTCACGGCGTCGCCGGCCACAACCACGGCGGCCTTGCTCCACACCTGAGCCCATAGCATCCGGTCGCCCATTGGGAGTGACTTCAGAGCCTCGGCCACCGGCTTCACCAACTGCTGCATCTCCACGCTCGGAGTCTCCACGTTCACGCTGACGGCGGGAGCCGCCGGAAGCCTTGGCACAGGCAGCTTGCCCCAGGCCGCAGCCACTAGGAGGAGTGCGGCGGCGATTCGGCCGAGGGTGGCACGCTCGGCGTAGCAGGCTTGGGCGGCCGTAGAGAGCCAGCCAGCGATCCGGTCCCGATACGGGGCGGCCAGCAGAGCAACCGCCGCCACCACGGCTGCGAGGCGTATGACGCTTTCATCGCTCAACGGGCGGCCTCCACCTGCAGCAGGCACCACCGAACCAGGGCTTCGCCTTCCTTGGTCTTCAGCAAGTCGCCAAGCATCCGCACCAGCTGGTCGTCCACCTGGGCGTCAGTTTTGCTGGCCACCCATTCGGCGGCATCGCTCACCACCACGGCCTTGGCGTACGGGTCGGCCGTCTGCACAAACCGCTGGGCGTAGCCGACGAGCGGTGCCCACGCTTGCAGGAGGCGGATTTGGTCCCAAATCGACAGGTTGCCGCCGTACTTCTCGAGCTCGGCCGGCGTGGCTTCGTAGTTTGGCAAGGCTAGTCCTCCTCTTCGGATTCTGCCTCACCGTCGTCGTCCTCTTGCAGTGGCGTCACGTTGACGATTTCGTTGATCCAATCGTACGCAGCGTCGTAGGCGTCTTTGGCCTCCTCGAATGCGTCTTTCCGGTCCAGCCGAAACGGCTGCTTGAAAACCTCTTCGTCGAGCAGTTTGCCGTGGCCATCGGTAAGGTAGATGTAGGCGTACAGCTGCCCGTACTCAATGACGATTCGCCGCAGCACGTCTTCCTTGCCCCGTGGTGACAGCGTCATCGGTTGGCCTCCCACAAGTCAGCGTCGCCGTCGTAGGCCGTGTGTTCTCTGGTCTCGCTGTCGAGAGGGATTCGCTTGAGCGACACCAACTGCGTCTTTGTGACTCGCCGGTCCTCTCTCACGTCATCGCTCCACGTCGCCTGGATCTGAATGCAGGCCTGCTGGATCTCGGTAGTTGTCGGATCTCGCTGCCGAACAGGCTTCGCACGCAGTTTGCGGTCGTGCCGGCGTGGCAACTCCCACACGACGGCCAGGCGGATGACTTGGTCACGGGAAATAGTCCACCGCTCGCACAACGCCCGCATGGGCATGTGCGTCATCCA